TGGTTTTTGGGTTTCTTATTTAGATTTGTTACAAAACGAACCTTTAAGAGAAGTAGAATCAAAATACAAAATAATCATTCCAAAAGATGAACCTAAACAAGAACTTGAAAGAGGTGTTGAAATGACTCAAGTTGAAAAAAAATCAGCAGTAGATTGGTTGAAACCTCGAGTTGAACTTATGTTAATGGACGGGTATAAATTATATCCAAACGAACTTGAAGAAACTTTTGAAATAGCAAAAGACTTGGAAAAAGAAAAACAAGGTTATAGTAAGGAAGAAGTTTTAAATTTCACTCAAACTATGATTATGCAATATAAGTTTGGAAACACTAACATTGAACAATTAGATTTATTAAAAGAAACTTTACAACAATTTAAAAACAAATAACATTATGAAAGACTACAATGTAGCACAAAGACTTTTTTATGTTTGGAAACTTGAATTATGGTGGATTGCTTTTAATAGCGTAGAGTTTTATCCTGAAGATAGAAAACACTTAAAAGGTAATTGGTTTTGGAGAACCTGAATTTAATTAACTATGAAAAAAATATTAATAATACCAAAGATAATACTTGTGAAAATTCTAACCTTTTCACTAAACAGATTTGAAGACTACAACAAGTCTTTTAAAAGCGGTTACAATTACTAAAAACAAATAACTATGGAAATTATTAAAATTGACGGGGAAGTACAATTAACCAAAAGATATTGGTGGCAATTGTATAAAATAGGTTGGTATAAACATACTGATTTATGGGGAAGTCTATGGTGGATTAGATTTAATTGGAGTGCTGATGAGGATTTATACGAGATAAAAAACATAAGATTATGGTTGAAAAATAAACAAGAACAAGACAATAAAATAATATTTAAAAACAAATAACTATGAAAAATTTATTCTTATTACCAACAGAAAAACCGAGTAGATTTTATTCAACTGCTCCAACTGCAACTAAAAAAGAGGGATATGCTTTTGGAGAACATTATATTCCAAATACAAGGAATATGTTTAGTAACCACAATATTTACATCACTTCGGAAGAAGATTTAAAAGATAATGATTATATCATTACTAAAAAAGATGGTAGATTATTTCAAGTTTCTTATTTGCTTTCTAAAGTTTTGATAGGTTCATCAAAGGTTATCCTAACAACAGACCAAGACTTAATCAAAGATGGTGTTCAGGCTATTGATGATGAATTTTTAGAATGGTTTGTTAAGAATCCAAGTTGTGAGTGGGTTGAGGTGTTTAAATTACCTAAACAACAATTATCATCAAATTATTATTCAACTATTAATTGGATTGATAATAATATTTATAAAATCATTATTTCAAAAGAAGAACATAAACAAGAAACACTTGAAGAACTTAAAAAGTGGAAACAAGAAGCCTTAATTGCTCACGAAATCAATCAAAAAGTTATTGAAAAACTAATGGCTGAAAAAAAACTAATGTATAGTGAGGAAGAAGTTTTACCATTACTTGAAATGTTAGAAAAATGTAAAGATTATTTCTTACTTAAAACAGATGCAAAAAGCGAGGAAAGAGCAGATGCGATAGGTCAAGCGATTGAAGATTTTAAAAAACTTAAAAAAAATAAACCCCGATTGCAAGGATAAGTGCTACAAATATTATGTTTAGGGATAGTAAAGATGATGAAAAATTTAAGAATTTAATTTTATTTAATTTTTACGGGACGGACGATGAAGTGTCAAAATTTTATCGGATATTATTACTTATTATTTTATTTTTAATAATAATAATTGGAGCGATTTTTTTAATTTAAAAACAAATAATATATGATAACTTTAATATTGTGTTCGATTGTTTTATTCTCAATTTTTGCTTCTTTAGAAGCGATTACTATATATTACAGAATTAAAAACAACAACTTACAGAGCAAGAAAAAATACAAGAAATTGTAGATTCCTTTAGAACTCTTGATGATATTTATATTGAAATAGAAAAAGGTAATTTAAGTGTGTTAAGTAGAAAAATTGGTATTAATAAGTACCCGCAAATAAGATGTTTAATTAATTTTTTTTTAGAGATAGAATATTATCGTAAAATAGTTTTTTAAAAAAAAAATAAAACTACCTAAAGTAAGTAAAGAAAGAATAAAATTAAAAAAAAATACTTAATTTTTATTAAAAATAATGGAATCAGAAACTAAATATTTTAAAGCATTTATTCGTGTCGTAAAATCATTATCAAGAGATAAAAGAGATAGTAATTTTTTAGATTATTTTGGTTATGAAAACATCGTTGAAGAAAGATTGATTGAAGCGAAAGATAAAAAAGGAGTTCTTGATTTTTTATTAAATAAGTACCCGCAGTTTTTCCCGAATAATAAAATATACAGTCGTGAAACAAAAGACGATGCGCAGTTCTTTTATGTTGTTATTTTTGAACTTTATGGACACGAAGTTTTATCGCATAAAGAAACTTGGAAATGTAGTCATTGTCAAGAAGAATATAATAGCAAATATTTACATAAGCCTATTGTTAAATATTACAATGAAAATTTGTATTTCTGTAACAACGATATTTGCGATATAGAGTTCAAGAAAAAATACTATGAACAAAACGAAATTCCTGATGATAAAAAATACATCAATACTGATATTTGTTACATATACAAAATTACTGAAAAAGGAAGCGGAAAATGTTATATCGGTAAAACGTTAAATGCTCCGTTCTTTCGATGGTGGAATCACTTAACTCATAGCGGTAGTCCTTTCGGTATTTATTTCCGACAAAGTAATCTTTCTAATTGGACTTTTGAAGTAATTGAAATATTAGAAAAGAAGACCGATAAAGAGGTTTTTGAAATAGAGAGTAGTTACATTAAGTTGTACGATTCAATCTCTAACGGATTTAATACATTAATAAGTAAAAAGATAAGTTAAATGAGTTATATTTTAATAATCAATTTAGATGCGGAATGTTTTAATGACCCAAAGGTAGAAGTAGAATTAAATTATGATGGAGATTTAATAATTTTTGAAACAGAACAAGAGGCTATAAATTATGCAGAAGAGCAAAATTTAGAGAATTATGAAGTTTATAAAAAAATATATAAAAAATAAGAATAAAAATGGAAGTATTTATCAAGGTTAAAAACAATCTTTTTTATAAGATAAAAAACAAAGAGATTTACGCAATAAATACCGATAACGGTTCTTTTCGTAAAAGTAAAACTTTACCGTCCGCATATTCCGATGATGTTTCGGTTAGTAATAAAGAGGAATTTAATAACGCTTTAAAACAAATAGGTTTAGATGGAAAATTTAATTAGCACAACAGATTTCGTTATCCAACAATTTGAATTGTTGTTTAGAGATGAAATATCAAGAGATATTTTTATTGACAGAGTAATTACATACTCTAAATTTTTAAAGAAGCCTATCGAAAAAAATATGTTCGTTCCTTGTGATGAATTAAACAACATTTTAGAAGAGCCTACCTCTTGCGATAAGTCTTGTAGTCCAATTGATTTCTGTGAGGGAGGTAAATGTGATATTGAGGGTTGTTACAGAGAAAGGGGAAGATATGAACAAGCAAAAGAACGTGTTTTGTTTAATGGTTGGGAATTTTTAACAAATAGCCTTTCGGGCATTGAAACAGGTGTAAGAAACGAAGTTGTATTCAATGACAACGTAATTTATTTTTACGAAGATGTCCCCACAATTTTTGTTAGTTCAGATTTAACATTCAGAACGCCTATTCATACAATTGAGGATTTGCTTAAAACAGGACTTGATTTAAAACTTACAGATAAACTTAAAAAACTAAAATTAATTTAAAAAAAAGTAAAGATGAACTTAAGAAAAAAATTATGTAAACCTTTTGGTGGTTTATTGACCGAAACAGTAAATGAATTAGAAAAGATTGTAGATAACTATGTAGTTGATGTCATTGAGTGGTGCGCTACTGATGAAGCAAGAGTTGTAATTCAAGATTTAATTTTAGTTGGAGAACTTAATAAAAATTATTCTGCAAAAGACCTATTGAAAATTTACAAAAAAGAAAAAGGATTATAACAAATCAACAAAAAATAAAAGAAGTTCAAACAACTTTAAAAAATATTATAAGAAATATGATTTTAGTTAGTATGACGCAATTCGTTAAAAATTTAGCGATTGTAGGAATGGAGGTTCAGTCGTTAACACATCAGTTATCAGAAAGAGCGAATAGGTTTAAAATAATTCAGAATTATGCAGACTTCCTGCTTAAAGATATTGAAAAAGGAATGGTTGTTCCTTGTGATGAATTAGGGAACGTTTTAGAAGAGCCTTTGCAGGAACATTATACAGATTGCAACGAAGAGCAAAATGCGAGAGATTGGCTTTACAATTTAGAAAAATATAAAGAAGCCCAAAGCCGTGTTTTGTTCAAAGGTTTTAAGGTTGTCGATTGCACCAAGAGTAGTTTTAGCCGAAGCACTAAATCTATAACCAATGAAAGCGGAATAATCCATTTGTTTTGGTTTGATAATATAACTAAAACTTGGAATAAGTCCTTTGGGTTAGAATCCATAGAGTCTTTATCTCAATTTAATTGCTTGGAACTTACAGAAACCGCAAAAAAAGAAATTGGTTATGACTAAAGAAGATTACGATAAAGGAACTGCTATTTTAGAGCAAATTGACAAAATAAATGCTCTTCAAGAAAAAGTGCACAAAAAACACAACGAATACAAAGAAACAGATGTCGAGTTAAAGGAAGTTTTGAAATCTTGTTATGAAGCGTTAAGTGTTTTAGAGGATATAAACAAAGAGAAGTTCAAACAACTTTAAAAAATATGATGAGAAAAATTATTGTTGCTATTTTGGATTTGTTTCTAAAAGCATTTGAAAACTATAACGCTGATTTTAAAAAATATAATGGATTATGACAAGACAAGAACAGGTTAAACAGGAGTTTATAAAAAGGGTTTACGGAGAATACTATAAAGAATGTAATCCCGATGAAAATGGTTGGACTAAATGGACTGACCCTGCAAGATTTAGTGATTTAGAGTTTGATAATGTAAAAGATTTGATGCGACCACTTTCTTTGAAAGGTATCGAAGATAATAATGGTTGGACAAAAATTTTAAGCAGGGAAGATTTGCCAAAAGAATACGGGTGGTATTTGGTAGTTGAAAGAGAAACAGGAAAAATATTAGAAAGAGAGTTTTATAAAGGAAACATAGACTTCTTTTACATTCGTTCTTCACACTACAAACCAATTCAAAAACAAAAAAAACCAATTTATTAAAAACCAAATAGTATGAAACAAATTTTATCTGTGTTATCAAACACACACTATACTCAAGACGAATCGAACAAGGAGTTTGTATTAAAGCCAATGATGGAACTTATAATCGTTTATGCTGACGGAAAAAACCACACATTAACCTCAAAAGGATTAAAGCAGGAAGTTAAGTGTTCAGAGGTTAGAATGATTGTTAGTCCTTATATGTTACAAGCATTGATTACGGAACTTCAATTACATAAAAAAAAGTTAGATGCGGTAGTTAAAAACGCCGACCAATTGAGTAGCCTCGTGAAACATATTTCCAATGATGAAGATAACGAAAAAAAATAAATAATATGCAAAACGATAAATATATTTATCTGTTCATAGGGCTTTGCTTGTTATCTGCTATTGTACAAATAATAGCAGTATTGATTATGTCTAAAAAAGAAATAGAAAACAAAAAAGTACATAAGTTTTATTGCGAACTTTATGAAAGTATTTGTGATAAAGATTATATTGATTCTTTATGTAAAGAAATTAATAAATTAAACAACATTACGCCCGAAGAAAGCCTTTTTTTGTTAAATCATTTTAAGAGCCAAAAACCAAGTTTTTTTAAGCACAGACGTTTTTATTTTAATAAAGTTTATAGGGGCAAGATTTTTTGGTGGAATGTTTCTTATGCGGAACAATCTACGGAGCAGAGAAAGTTGTTTGTAAAAATGCTTATCGACAAAACAAAACCTGCTAAAGTCTATGGTTATGAGGTTTTTTAAAAAAATATAAAAAATATTATAAATAAGTTTTTTTATTCTAAATAAGTTTTTTATATTTGTACTCAAGAAACTTAAAAAACAACAAAAATCTTTAAATTATGGAAACTACAATGAACAATCAAGCCCAAGAAGTAAGCGAAGAAAAAAGCGCAATCTATTTCAAAACATTTGATTTACTTAACGACACAAAAACTAATTGGTCTGTTAACAAAAAACCTTTAGTTTGTCCTGACGGCTATCCTACTGAATCTTTTGGTATTTATCGTAATGACAATAATCAATGGTTAGGAACTGTTGGTAAGCAATACGAACTTATGCAAAATGCTACTTTGGCTCAAAATATCATTGAAGCATCTTTAGATGTTAGCGAAAAATTTAGAGGCGGAGAATTATTTGGCGGTAAAAAAGTTTATTATCAAGCGCAGTTGGAAGACACTCACATTGCTAACGACACAATCAAAAGATATGTAACGGGTTTAAATAGCCACGATGGTTCTTCTTCAATCGGATTTGGATTTACAAATCAAGTTGTTGTTTGTCAAAACACTTTTCATATTGCAATGAAAGATGTGAGTAGATTTAGACATACGGCTTCCGCTCAACAAAGAGTTGAAATCGCAAGACAGGAAATCAATAGAATACTAAAAATTGAGAGTGGTCTTATGGACAACTACAAGCGTATGGCTGATACAAAAATAAATGCAGTTGTTACAAAAAGAGTAATCGCTGATTTATTTAATTTCCAAGAAGACGACTTTGAAAAAGAAACCAAAGAATTTTCAACAAAAAAAATCAACGAACTAACCAAGTTCAACGAAATACTTGAGGCAGAATTACAATCTCACGGCAATACTCTTTGGGGTTTATTTAATGCAGTAACTTGGAAAACTAACCATCAAGACGTAAAAGAAAACAGAAGTTTAGAAAACGTTATGGTTGGTTCAGGATATAAGAAGAATTTAAACGCCTACAACATCATAGTTGATTCATTACCTACGTTGGTAGCAACTGTATAAAATTAATGGGGCTGAAAAGCCCCTTTAAAAACAAAAATTATGTCAAATAAAAAAGAAAAACAAAATAAGACAAAGAAGTCTTTTGTAGAAACGCCCGATGGCAAATTAGAGATTTTAAAAAGTTTTTCTGTCGTTTCTGAAAACAGAAAAATAAGTCTTGTTCGTCTTGCTGATGAAAGTATTATTATAAATGTGATAAGATATGAAGAAAGTGTAGATAGCCCTTATGAAAATGTAATAACTAATCAAACTATGAGATTGTCAAAACTAACTTTCTCTATGTTGTTTGCTTGTTTTTTTAAGGCAGACCAAGATTTTGAAATAAATGCTAATAAGTTAATCGAAGAATTAAACGAAAGAAACAATAAATAAATTATATGAACTCTGATAAAAAAAAACATCAAACAGATTTCGCTCTAATAAAAGTAACAAGAGTTGAGGTTATAGACCATTCAAAATCTGCGGAGCAGGGAGGCGGAAGAGTGTTTGTAAAAAAAGATTGTAAGAGTGTGGAACTATCATATCAAGATGATGGAAAAACACTAAAATTATTTATAAAATAAAATGAGTTTAAAAGGGGGTAAGACTTTGAGTTTTATTATTCAGGTTTATGGAGAAAAAACCCTTGACAGGATTGATGGTTTCGACAATGCAATTATAGGATTTGAAGTAAAAACAAACAGGCTGATTTATTCGGTAAAAAAATGTATCAAAATACTTAAAAAAAATATGCCTAAAGAAGAAGCAATAGACCATTTTTATATGGTTGTTTTTCCTGAAAACATAAATTTTAAAAATGCAATATTTTGCGAAGATTATTTAATAAAAAAACCAAACATTTAAGACTATGAAAAAACTATTTTTAACACTATTATTTTTGATGTTTTCATTAACATCTTTTTCACAAACTTTTGTAAAAAAATACACTTCTGCTATTGCTGAAAAAGCAGGTGTTCTTGAAGATTGGAAAGAGGTTTCTATCACAGTTGTTTTCAACGAAGAAGACACAGGGGATATTGTTTTTTACTATTCTAATGGAAACACTAAAAGGTTTCATCAAATAGGAGATGTTGAAAAAGGAAAAACAAAAGCAGGAGAAAATTATCAAATAATTTATTGTATTGATAATGCCGATGCTAAAAAAGTAGCAATTCAGTTGTTTGATGAAGATAGTACTTTAAGAATTCTGATTTCAGAGGGATATTCGGTTGAATTTCATAGATAATTATTTATGAATCAAGATTTAATTCCTTATTACAAATGGTTTTATGGAAAGTTCGTATTAGTGGGCTACATTAAAAAATAAACAGCTATGACACTAAAAGAAAAGTTTAGAGATAAAATATTGTCTTTTTTAAGTGACAATATGAAAGAACAAAACGCAATTGAATGCGAACAAATAGCAGATGAATTTGCTATTGAGTTTGCGGAATGGTGTGATGATAATTACTTTAGAATGGGTAATACTTCTATATGGAGCGATTCAACAGATTGGGAGGATAATATAAAAATTACCACAAAAGAACTATTAGAAATCTTTAAAAAAGAAAAAGGCTTATGAATTTGACAAAACAATTTCAAGAACTATTTAATGGAACTAATATTAATCAAAACAGGGTTAATGGTTCTGTTAAGATTTGTAAAGAAACGTCTATTGGGTTTGCGGAATGGATTGTTGAAAAACACAAACAATATCCTAATGCAGTTTTAAGATTTGACAAACTTTTTGATATTTACGAAAAAGAACAACAAAATAATAATCAAAGTATGTTGCCACCAAAACAAAAAGCAGATGAACTTTTCAGAAAAATAAGTATGTTGATGGACTTGAAACATAGTGAAATTTTAGAAGTTTTAGATTTCTTGGTAGAAACAAAAATAATTTCCCCAAGTATTGACGAAAAAGAAAAAAAATATTGGGAACAAGTAAGAGTTGAATCCGAAAAAATAAAATAAAATGGAAACTAAAATAAGAAAATGCTTTAATCCAAAATGTGCAAACATAATTCCTGTTACAGAAAGACCTAATAAAAAGTTTTGTTCAGAAAATTGTAAAAACAAAGCGCATAACCAAATTAATAAAAAGGGTATGTTAACTTGGGATAAAGTTCTTGATGCGTATGATGAATTACCAAAGGAAAAAGTTGTCCCACTTCAAGAATTTTTAAAAGAAAATTATTATCCACCAAGAAAAATTAAAAACAAAAAATAATATGTTGGAAATTTGGAAAGACATTCCTGAATTTGAAAAACTATACCAAGTAAGTAATTTAGGGAATGTAAAAGCGTTAAGGAAAGTAAGAAAAACAGGTAGGTCAGGCTCTACTTTGAGAGTTTATGAAGAGAAAATATTAAAATCTTCTAATTGTTCAAAAAATGGATATGAAATGGTTAGTCTTTCTCGTTTTGGAAAAACAAAAACATTTACGATACACAGATTGGTTTGTGTTGCTTTTTTAGAAAATGTTTCAAATTTCAAGTGTATAAATCATAAAGACGGAAATAAATTAAATAATAATGTTTCAAATTTAGAATGGTGTGATTACTCTCATAATTCACAACACGCCTTTAAAATGGGGCTTCAAAAAAACGCTTTTTTATCAGGGGTTAAAAATTTAGCATCAAAAAAAGTTTTAAGAACTTTAGATAATAAAATTTTTAATTCAATAAAAGAAGCATTTGATGATTCTAATATTGAAATAAAATGCTCTACTTTTTACAAAAAATTAAAAAACAACAAAATAGAAAATTATAAAATTGTATAAATATGAAAATAATAAAGCCAATAGTGTTTTTTGACCTTGAATCCACAGGTCTTGATTTGTCCAAAGACAGAGTCGTATCAATCGCTACCATAAAAATTGACTTGGACGGAAAATCAGAGGAAAAGAAAATTTTAATGAATCCTGAAATGCCTATCCCAAAAGAGGCTTCTGACGTTCACGGTATTACTGACGATATGGTTGCCGATGCGCCAACGTTTAGACAACTTTCAAAGTCTTTATTCGCCTATTTTGAAAACTGCGACATAGCAGGTTTTAACTCTGATTTTTACGATGTTCCATTGTTGATGAAAGAATTTAGCAGATGTGGTATCGAATTTCCTACTTGGGAATTAAATTTAGTTGATGTTTTAAGGTTTGAAAAAATCCTAAACTCAAACAAACTTGGAGAGGTTTATAAAAGGTACACAGGCAAAGATTTAGAGGGCGCACACGATGCGCTAAATGATATTAGAGCCACTTTTGAGATTTTAATGTGTCAATTGCAACAACACGGCAAAGAAGACCTTACACCTCAAGATATTGATTTAATGTGTCAAGGCGAAAGAAAACGTTTTGATTTAAGCGGTAAAACTTACATAAACGCAAACGGAGAGGTTTGTTGGTCAATAGGTAAAAATGCTAACAATCCCGTTACTAAAGATATTCCTTATCTAAATTGGGTTTTAAGTAGTGATTTTCCTGACGAAACAAAAGCCAAATTAAGAACGCTTTTAAAATAATATTATGAAGCCAATTGTTTGGACAGAACAAAACGAATTTTTTGGACTTGATTATTCGTCAAAAAAAGGGATATTTCACGATTACGAATTTGATATTCGGTATGATTATGAGGGCAATCCAAAGATAAAGCCGTATTACTGCGGAATATTTTTAACAATATTTAAAAATAATTCAAAGGTTGGTTCTAAATATGGACATTCAATAGAAACCCTTGTAAGATATTCTGAAATTTATTTAGAAAATGAAAAACAAAAATTTTTAAAATAAAAAATATGAAAAATGTTGAAAATATTGGGATAAACGGAAATTTTATAACCAATGAACAAGCAAATAAAATGGGTTTTAAAAAGAATAGTTTTAATTATTATGTTAAAGCCTCTATTTCAAAGAACGATACAGAAATTGTTATAGAAAAATGTAAAGCAATAGAATCTACAAGCGGTAGAGAAACTATTTATTTTAAAGAGCAAGATACGGGAATATTGATATTTACTCTTTCTGAAAATCCTGATATGAAAATAACAAAATAACTTAAAAAATAAATAAAATGAGCCAAAAAATTGACGAATTAATCGGAACAGGTGTAATTGAAAAAAGCAAAGCAGATTACATTAAAGAAAAATTTCAAGACTTTACCCAAGCGATTGAGGAATGGTCTGAAAAGGCAAATGCCATAGTAGTAACTGACGAAACTCAAAAAGAGTTAATGGCTGAAGCAAGAGAGGGTAGATTATTGCTTAAAGCCAAACGTATTGAGGTTGAAAAAGTAAGAAAGTCATTAAAAGAACAATCTTTAAGCGAGGGTAGATTGATTGATAGCGTTGCAAAGTATTTGACGAGTCTAATCGAACCTGCTGAAAAGCATTTAGAACTTCAAGAAAAATTTGTAGAAATACAAGAACAAAACAAGCGCATTAAGTTAAAAGCGGATAGAACTGAAATGCTAAAGCCTTATCTTGAAGTTATTGACCCAAATTCTATACAATTAGATTTGATTTCAGAGGAAGCATTTACTACGATTTTAAATGGTGCTAAAGTGTCTTTAGAGAACAAAAGAGAAGAAGCATTAAGATTAGAGAAAGAACGTTTAGAAAGAGAGGAAAAGCAAAAATTGTTTCAAGAAAGAAGTTTAAAGTTAGCCGAATTTAAACAGTTTTATGATGCTGAAAAAGACCTAATTCTAACAACTGAAACTGATTCAGTTGCTTTTGAAGAACTTATGAATAATTTGCTTTTGAGAAAACAAGAATATTTGATTGAGCGTGATAAAATTGAAAAAGAAAACGAAAAACTTAAAAAGCAAAATCAAGAAAAAGAAAAGCAGATTAACGAATTAAAGACTATTGTAAAAACAAATCCAACGCCTACTGCCGAAGCATCAACCATAATTAAGAGAGAGGTGGCGGATAAAGATTCTTTCGGGGCTGATTCAGAAGAAGAATTAATCACTATTAAAAAATCGGACTTTGAGATTCTTAAATCAAGATACATTATAGCAAGGTCTGCTTTAGAGTCTGTTTTATACTTTATTGTACCTCAAAATTTAAGGAATTTAGTAAACAATGCTTTAAAAGAGATAGCGGAAGCAGGGACTAATCCTGAATAAATAAAAAGTATTATAAATAAGTAAAAATAATATAAAAAATATTTGATATTCTAAATAATATTATGTAAGTTTGAAGAACTAAAAAAACACTATGGAAACTTTAAAAACAATCTTTTATCATTACCTTGTTGGTATTTTATTTTCTGTAAGTATTGTTATTCTTATCATTCTTTTTGACTGTTTTTTTAATGGCTTTTTTGCTTATCCTGAATTCGGGAATTTTGTAAAAGTTTCTCTTATAAGCGGTGTGGGTTTTGGATTGACACACTACACCGCTATTAAATTTTTTCAATCCTAAAAAAAAATTAAAATAAATCTAAAAACAAATCTAAAAACAAAAAATTATGAAAAAATTACTATTAAGTTTTATGTTGCTTATCTCTTTAAGCGTGTTTTCTCAAACTAAAAATCCTTTTGTAATCCAACATTGCAAAGACAAAATGAGCGAAAAGGAATACTATTTTGCAGAAAAAAAGTTAATCTGTTCTAATGCTGAAAAAACTAAAGGTTTTACTATTACTCCAAGTTTTATAACAAATGATGGTAAATTGGTAAACAATGGTTTTAATTGTAAAAATGTAAACATTGGGGCTTGCGATGAAAAAGATGAACTGATATTTTTGTTTGAAGATGATACTAAAATAACTATGACATCTTGGAATAAGTTTAATTGTGATGGAAACGCCTACTTTGATTTTTCTGAAGACCAACTTAATCAATTATCTTCCAAAAAAGTTTCCGCAATACGTTTCACAAATGGCAGAACCTTTGACAACCTTACATATTCTTTAAAAGAAACTGAAAAAGACTATTTTGTTAGGGCATATACCAATTTTAAAATTGTAGAAATAGATTGTTCAAAATAAACTACTAACCTTTTAATAAACCAACATTATGAAAATTTTTAAATTCATTTGGAATCTTTTTTTTGGTAGCCAATCAAAAGATAAATTCGCTCAAGGCGGAATAATTGAAAATTTTGAAGACCAAGAAAAAGAAAATTGTCCAATACCAAAAGGAGATGATTTTTTTAATCCAATAAAAATTGATAGTTCTATGCCGAGCGGAGATGATTTTTTTGTTTCTAATGAAATAATTCAAAAGGAAATAAATACAGATAAAGATTTTTTAAGTTCCGAAAATAAACCAAAAAAGAAGAGAAAGAAAAACATTGTAGGTCAAAAAACTTTGAATGAAATTAAAGAATACTTAATAGCCTATGGTTCGCTTGACGTTCTTACCTGTGAACAAAAATTTAAAGTAAAAAGTTTACATAATTTCATTTGGTTTTTGAGAAAAGACGGTTTTGTTTTTAAAACTGAAAAAATCTTTTTGCACAATGAACTTGGAAAAAAAGTGGAAGTAGTTAATTATAAATTAATCACTAAAAAATAAAATGGAACAAATTAAAAAAGTAACTTTGGAGTCGGTAACAAATATCAGCGAAGTTTTGTCTTCTAAAACAAAAAAGGCTTCAAAAGAAACAATTTTTCACAAAACACTTGATTTCATATCTCTGAACGGAGATAAAGATTTTGTTGAAGTTTATAACGATTTTTTCCTCAAAAACGATTTTGAAGAAACATTAAGAATTTTAAATATCTAAAAAATGCAAAAAATACAGGTAGAAGTAACCAAGTTATACAAAATACTTCTTGATAGGAGTATGACACAAAAAGACCTTTATAACTTGATAATGGAAGCGAACAATGGTAAATCTGTTTCTATGTATATTATCAATGAAATTGTAAACGGCAAAAGAAAAAATTATAACATCAATACCGCAATATTGATTTGTAACGCACTTAATTTACCAATTGACGATATAGTTGACTGATGGAAATATTAGACTTCATAAATGATTTAAGAAAAATGGGCGCTATTTATTATAAAATATGGCTTCCTATTATACTTCAATTTCACAAAGAAGAAAATGTAACTATAAAACTTAATGTACCAATTGATATTTCAAAAACAACTTATTACAGAGTAATAAACTATGGTGTAAGTGTGTTTCCGAAATATGTAAAATTGTATGTTTTAAGGAAGAATTATAGTGAACTTGTTTTGTCGATAAATGAAGAAAAATATGTAGAGTATGTTTCAAAAACAAATCATTTAAAAGAGCCTGTTCAAGAAGTTTTAAAAGAAAAACCCATAGAGGCTGAAATTATTACAGAAAATCAAAAAAAACCAAGAAAAAAATCAACAGAAACATCTTATCCAAATGAGGTTTATGAAGAAATAATAAACTATCTTAATTTAGCCACAGGCAAAAATTACAAGACAACCTCTGTAATCAATAGGAAGTTTATTACTCAAAGATTAAATGATGGATTTAATATTGATGATTTTAAACAGGTAATATCTGTAAAAACAAAAAATTGGTTAGGTTCTAAAATGGAACAATTTTTAAGACCTGAAACCTTATTTTCAAACAAGTTTGAATCATATTTAAACGAAAATGTAGTTTCAAATGCTCCAAACTCAAATTTAAAAAACACTTATGACCAAGTTAGTATCGCAACAGAGTTCTTTAATAGTCAAGGATAATTTAGTAGTTGGCAATTTGCCAAACACTAATCCGAATGACATTTTAATTTTTAATAAGAAAATTACTGATAGAACTTTAAAAGAAATAAATAGTTCTAATAAAGCAGAAATTACAGAAATAACAAAGATTATTGCTCAATGGGGTTACGCATTAGGTATAACTGTTGTTGCTCAAGATTTAGTAACTTTAAACAATTTTATAAGAGAAAATTTCCCTAACTTAAATATTTTCGATTTAAAAGTATGTGTAAGGCTCGTTTCTATTGATTCTGATTTGCTTGAAACAGATGCCGAGCATTATGGTAAATTAACTATGATTTATGTTTCAAAAGTTCTTAAAGCGTATGAAAAATACAAAAGTACTGTTTGCTTTGGAGTAAGACAAAAAGTTTTAAAATTAGAAGAAGCAAACAAAGAACCTATTTCAAAAGAAGAACGCCTTAAAAACTTTAAAGAATTACTTGTAAATGCTAAAAAAATAGTCGATAAAGGCGAACTTTATGATGATTTAGGCGAAGTAATCTACAACTTCATAAGACACAACAAACTTGTTAATATTGATGATGAGTTAATCAAAAAAGCAATGGAAAGCGGGGAAAGACAATTTTTAGAAGCAGTAAGCGATTCCAAAAAAGGAAATCTAAAAAAAATGATAAACGATGTTTCTTTTAATGCGACTAAAAAAGAGGAAATAGTTAGAAGAGGTGCAAGGCGATATGTTGCTAATTTTTGGATTGATGTTATGGAATTAGATAATATGTTAAAAAAATTAACGTATGAAATGCTTTTATATTAGAAATAATATTTATTTTTACAAAAGATAATTATTATTATGGTTTGTA